CTTTTTAACCATAATCCGACCTCATATACAGAGCCCTTGGTTAAGGTATTCCTTCCCTTATTTAACCAATAAGTTGGATTAGCCTTATCAAAATAAATTCGGAAGGTTTTGGGAAAGCCCATAATCACCCGGTATTCTTCAAGGCCCATAATCCTTCCGTGGGGATTGAATTGCCTGGATGAAGGTCTTACGGTTAATGGGTGGCTCTTTTTCTTATTTCGATATACTCCAGGAAGAGTCTTCATCTTTTGAGTTCTCATGGGCCATTTGTAATCATTTTTGAACTCAGTTTTCCATAGCTTTCTCACTTGAGCTACTGTCAAAGTAGTTTTTGACTTATCTGCATAATGATACATGGCCAATTTTTTATCGTCAGCTTCTCTATAGTTTATGTCTCTCCTAACCTCTCTTTTCAATTGACACAGATTCTTGGGTTTGGTAACCTGAAAAGTATGGTCAAATATCTGTGGGTTGATTTTGGAGTCTTTTCTAACTCCTATCAACACCAGACGTTTCCTACTTTGTTGGGAATTACCAAATACCGTAACGGAGTGACAGTGCACTATAAGTTTATAATCGGGTAAATTATGTTCCCATTCCCAGATAGGGATAAAATCTAGAAGTTTTGGGAGGTTCTCAAGCATAAATATTGCTGGTTTGAACTTCTTAATACTAGAAAGATACAGATTAAGGGTAACATCTTCCCGGGGTTTGCCCAGGGATTTTTTCCTGGAATATGAGAATACTGAGCTATGCCCACATGATGGAGAGCCTAATATTAGGTCTATTTTGGAATTTTTTACCTCTTCCAGTGACCTTACAAACGGTATATCACCAAAATTAAGCTTCCATTGCTCTTCTTTTTTGGAATGGAATACTGCTCTGGGTTCTACATTAGCTATAAGATGTTCCTTAAACTCAAAAAGGAGCGCTCCTTGGGCTCCACAGATACCTAAGACATTCATTGAAAATAGAATTTTATAATATATACCGGAAGGTCTTGCAAAGACTACTTTAATATGCAAATTTAATATCAAAACTACATGAAAGTTGGTGATTTATTACTGGTAACAGGTCCTGCCTTCTTTGAAAAGACGGCAATTAAGGAGAGGAAAAAGGGGGTTTATACTCTCGAGAATGGTATTAAGACAGATAGAGATCTCAATCCTATCAATTCTAAGTATCAAATCGAGGTTTTTAACGAAGAAAAGTATAAAACTCTGGTAGCACAGAGAACTTTGAACCATGATTTGGAGAAATTGGCCGCTATCAACAAGAAAGGGATTAAAAATCCTGATATAATCCGGTATGCAGCTGCCAAAATCAGTCGTATTATCGAAAAAATAGAAGGAAAATGATACGTTTCTTATTACATTGGATTACAGTAAACGTTATTAGTTACTCTGCATATTGTGGAGGTATGACTTGGAAAGCTTTGAAAGGAGTAAACAAGGAATATGAAGGTAATGAATCTTGGTCCAAAGGTAAGAAAGAAACTATTCAAACACTCATAATTTGTATCACCATCATAATAATCATATCATGTCTGATATCTTAATGACTGCTAATCCTGCTCCGGCTTGGTTGGGTTATACCCTTTTAGTGTTCTACACCCTCGGATTTATCTTCTGCCTATTTATCAGAAGTGTAATCGAAGAAACTCCTCTTAAAAAAGCCTCCAACCCAGTTAGATATGGAGTTTTATTCCTTATATGGGCAGTTAGTCCGGCAGTAATAACTGGATTATTTATACTAACCCTCAAAATTCTTTTCAAGAATGATACTCGAGTTAAACGACATTGAAATAATTTTAAGGAAAGCCAGTGATGAAGAGAAGCAATCCATTCCGGTTTGGGATGCTTATATAGAGAAAGTAATCATAGACGGGAATATTCCTTCCCTTTTACGGGATAAACTCACTGGTAAGATAAATAATCTTACTCAGGGATTCACCCAAAAGTTCAGTGGTCAATTAAAGGGTAATATTGAAAATGAGATATTGTCCTTAGAGGAATATGTATACCGTAAACATGACCTAACCTTTACTAAGCTAAGAGTAGTAAGAGAACATTATTCATTAAGAATAACTACAGCTAAAGGTCAAACATTCGATATTTGTGAACCTTAATAAAAATATCTATATGGCAGTAAAAGTTTATACTCCGGGTCAGTTCTATGCTGCTGGTGGAGTAGTAGAGGAAATGTTTTACCAAGAAGTTGGTAGAACAAAGAAGTACTTAAGGAAGAGAGTTGGTTTTGTACGTTCTTTTAAACAAGTAATCAAGAATCTAAAGGATGAAGCTTGGAGAAAGTTTCATTACATGAAAGCTAACGTTAGAGGGGTAGATTATACCTTGGTATATGACCCCGATAATAAGGAATACCCCTATCTTTTCGTAGAAACCAAGTTCTACTTCAAACAAAAGGCCAAGGTTAAAGAACCAGACCAAAAGTAGTAAATGTAATCACACAAAAGAGGTCAGATAAATACTGACCTCTTTTCCCTTTTATATTATTTCAAGTTGTGGTATTGATAAAAAAGTATTCCTGTAGATGTGATAGTAACGGTGACTATGGCCCGAGTTTGGTCGTCGTTAACGAAACCTTCTCCAATGGGTTGATTACCGTCTACAGAATAACTATGACTAAAGTGAAACTCTACCTCTGAATTATTAAATCTTAACCCCGTGGATATGGCCCTCTGTTCATATAGACCACCATAATCATGACTATCTACTATCATAATGCCATCTATCTGTTCATTTTTAACTTGATTGTAGATAGTTATCAGTTCAACTGCAGATAGTACATTGGTCGTCCAACCTCCCCCATCATTGGTTGGTAAGGGTAATTTTGCGAATTTCATATCATCTTCGATTATAGGTACATTACCTTGGTGAAATAAAAGTAAACTCATATCGTATGGTTTATGGATTAAAAGTATATCATAGTGATATACTTTTAATGATGTAATGTATACACAACAAAGCCCAGTAGAAACCTATAAACTACTGGACTTAATTTTTAATCTATGTTCCAATAAAAACCATCCAATGGGTAACATGTAACTATTTCCCTATTACCATTTAGACTTTGACAATCAGAAGCTGACTATAAAGGTAAATAACTCCGGTATACAAATGCCAACAGACGACCAAAGCCAGATAATAGACTACATTACCCTATATGCCAATGGAGATTTAGATATCCAGTTATTAGATAGGCAATAATTCTAAGAGGGGCTCACTACCAAGGGTCCCTCTTATTGTGTGTATACCTTGATACCGAAACGATATCTTCAGGTCTATATCCCTTAAATTCATGAATACTATGTTAAAGGTTTTATTTCATATCCTTTTCTTCCTTATGGGATTCACACTTACATTGGGAATAATGGGTGGGGTCCTTTGCTCGTTGCAGAAACATTCTAGTAAATTATTACAAATAATAGGTGAGTTTTCATATTTGGAACAATTTGCATTCTGGTATTATTCCTTACAATAGTTATAATTAAACCCTATGCCTAATCATGGAACAGAAAGAGAAGAATAGGATTATCCTGGAATGGATAACCAAAGCCAAGGAGATTTATGTGAATACCATTATTAATTGTGGAATGTGCAAGTCATTCAAATTGGCTGTATTAAGGGATTCAGAATTAGAGAAGTCTTTGATTTGTATCTTACAGGATATGGGACATGAGTCAGAGATACTTGATGGTAAACTATTGTATAATCCTGAATGGCTTTTTATACTTATCCCTGAATTTAACTTTGAGTTCTTAGGTGGAGATAAAACTACTGAGGCTTATAGGGAAGTTCAAAACCATAAGTTGACCCTTCGAGAAATATATTGGTGGAGCAAGTGGGATAGTGAAGTAAGGATTAAGGCATTTGATAATCTGATAAGGATATATAAGGCTAAATCATAGGCCTTATAATTGGAGCCTTAAAAATATCCTGGGAAAATTTTATGAAGAGCCTTTAGATGGGTTCTTCATTTTGTGTAGGGAGAGGGGGGTATGTGGCATGTGCCTTTCAGGAAGAGCTTAATGCGAGGTTCTCAAAAACATCTAGCAGTAAAACGGGACCACGGTGTCCCTATCGCAAAATTAAATTTTATTAAAAATAGGGGACAAATTTGTCCCCTATTCGATTTTATTTACTTGCTTTCTTTTTCATTCATTGCAAGTAAGAAATTTTTGATTGTGTCCCTTTTTTCTGTATTCGCATTTGCATCAACGATGCAATTTGTATTTATATATACTTGCTTTGCATATTCTTGCCATGCTTTTTTTAGTGCTTTCCTTTTTTCTATATTTTTATTGCTTGCAATAAATTCTGCTATGAACGTATCTAACTTTTTACGCAACTTCATTCGCAGATTCTTTTTTTCTTTGTCGGTTTTGCATTCTGCAAAGATTTCTTTTTTGTAGATGTTTTTTCTTTCGTTGGTCGAAAAAATTTCGTTGCCGATTGCTAAAATTTCATTTGCTTTCATAGTAGTAAAATTTTTAATTGGTTTAACTTTTATTAGTTCTTTTCTGTATTACAAATATACAACAAATATTTTCAATTACAAAATTTTAGACATAAATTTTGATTATATTTTTCTATAATAGAACGGATTAGAATAAATATTGCCTATTAAGGAATTAGGGTGTTATGGTAGGTGGGTTTAATGGTAGGTTGAGTATAAGGTTATTGTTGGTAGGAGGGTTTGTTGGTATAAGGTCTGATTGAAATATGGCCTTAGCTGGTGCCAGTGGGTACCTTAATTCCCTTGCTAAGGCCTTTAATATTCCTTTTCATTTTCGGCCTTGGTCCTTGGGAATCTAGAACTATATAATTTTATAACTAAGTAAACTTATATTCCGTAAGTACTAAGTTTCTATGATATGCCCCTACTTGCAAATGGGAACACTTTATTTTGCATTGCACTTTAGGAAAATTTTGAATACAGGGTTGGGATTGGTGCCAAGAGGTGCCTGCATGGCCTATAATATAAAAGGCCTATAAGCCAAGCTACTAAAAGCGATATAAGGCCTTAACCATGTACATACCTAAAAGGCCCACTATAAGGTAGGCCTAAGTTTAGGTTTAACCTGGGTTTATTCCAGGTAGGATATATTTAGGAGAATAAGCCCGTCGGCGATATTTGATGAGGTTATTCGGATAGAGCCCAGGTCCGAATTAAGTTCGAAGTTGAGTTTTTCGATTATGGGAGTTTCGAAGTCCCGGTCGGATTCCTGGTAGGAGGTATCCAGGATAAGGGAGGTGATTTCGGCCCCGTGGGCAGAATCGAGAGTCCAATTGTGAGAGTGATAGAAGGAGAGTTCCTCGGGTTGAGGGAGAAGGTCGGTGAGGGTTTGAGCAATTTGGGAGATTGCAGGGAGTGCAGAGTTGAGCATGGAGAAGGTTGCAAGTTGGTTTTGCAGTTGGTTCTCAATTTGATTTTTAATTTGATTTGCTTTCATAATTGTAAAGATTAAAAATTAGTTATTTCTTTTCTGTATTACAAATATACAACAAATATTTAATTTGTGCAAATTAAATATTAGGGCCTTCAAGTGGGCCTAAGGTTTATGGCCACTATAAGGCACCAGAGGGTACCCAGGTTGAATCCATAAAGGCCTTATAAGCTCATAAATGAAAAAGGCCTGGGTTGGCAGGCCTAACAGAAAAGAGAAATGAAAGCAAATAGGTGGGCCAACCCCCACCTATGCCAATGTCTCCATATAGGTTATATACATTCCCAAATCACTATCCGCAAAGGTTAATGCAATCCCAGCCCGGTTCGAAGTTACCATGGTAATCCCGTTACCAACTTCGTTTACCTTGTAATCACTTTGAACATATTCCTTGAATTGCTCAGTTAACCTACCGATTAAATCCTGGCTTGCCTCGCATAACTTATCATTCCAATCGTAATCCTCGTTATACAGAGTCGGATTATATTCCAGGAACATAGCAAACCAACTATCATCACTGCGAGGGTTAAACTCCTGGGACATACCCAGAATAAAATACGAAGCCCCGTTACCTGCCTCGTAAGCCTTATCCTTAATTAACCCCTTAACCGATGCAATTAAATCAAATCTTTTCATAACCTTAAAATTAGTTAATTATTATTATACTGTATTACAAATATAATATAATTATACTATATATGCAAATTAAATATGAAGGCCTTTGAAGGTTAGATTTTATCGACCTCCAAACCTTCCGGACCCATATTCAGGATATAACCTGCCTGAATCAAATTATTAACTACCGAGGGTACACATTTCTTAATATGCAACCTGAATTCCGATTGACCCATATATCCCACGAAGTTATCCTTAGGAGTATTGATGGCCAATTCAGTCGAATGGTGTTTGGAAATGATTTCCAGGGCAGTGGTAAAATCTTTAGAATTAAGCATGGCTTTATGGATTTAAGGATTATTCGTATATAAAGTATTGACCAAAGGCCTTAACCTCGAAGGCCTTCTTTACATTGGGATGGTTATATACCTCTTGGGTATATATTGTAACCAAAGCTCCGATAATGAATCCCATCGTTAAGAGTAGGGATATTAGGATTACCTTTCTGATTCTTTTCATGGCCTTAAATGTTTTAGGGTATTATTTCTTTTTTCTTTATACAAATATAATCATAATATATTATATATGCAAATAATTCTTTAAGGCCTACCTTTAAGGTAGTTTAGGGCCTTAAAAGGTACCCTAAATGTGCCTTAACTTGAGAAATCAAATCTCCAATACTCTATTCCTGGCATATCGATTTTAGACACCTGTTCCAAAATCCCCTAAAAGACTCGCATATATATATAATATAGATTGTATTCTTTAGGGATTAGGATTAAGGCCCTTAAAGGCACCTAAGTGTACCAATGAAGCTATTCATTTATTCTCATGTATAGACAAGTAGAGTGGCCATAAGTCTCTTTATCGAAAAGGCCTTAGCTATTGGCCTTAACCTTGCCTTAAGAGACTTATGATTATATAATATAGACTTGATTAAGGTAAGGGTTTGGGTACCTTAAAGGCACACTTTTGGGCTCTCTTTGGGTCTTAGGGCCCTAAGTCTGGTTAGCTACTACGTATAGTAACAAAGATAGCTCCAGAGCTCTTAGGGTACACAGTTGAGAGGGCCCATCACCTACCTTAAATTTTTTTCCTCACCCCGATTTTATGGCCCTTGGACTTCTTCGATATCTGAACCTTATCATCGACTGCCTGTTAACTTTTGCCCTAACCTAACACATAAATAAAAGGCCTCTAAGATATAAGCCAATCCTAAAAGCCTTATATGATTGATGATTATAAGTATATGTATTTATATACGCCTTATATATATAGGATGATGTTATGGATATTTGATTTCTTTTGTGTTTTGGGGTAGAGGGTATTAGAATCCTGGCTTTAGGTTGAGATGCCTTAATACTTCCCTTAGTTCGGAATCTGTATAAGCCTTTGCCTTTTGGATTGGGATGTTGTTATGGTTTGAGGCTATGATGATGGCCTTTTCTTTTGATACCTTAATTGATTTTCTTTGTTTCATAGGTTATTATTTGGTTGTGGGCATATCTTCTTTTTCTACCCAGATTTTATCTATGGTGGTTCTATGGAACCTGCCTTCGGTATTTAGGATTATGGCCATTTGATAACCTGAACCACAGTGCCAATGTTGGATATATCCCTTGTATACAACATCAGTGTAAAGCCCAGTATCTTCATCCCTTTCTTGACTGGTGTAATGTACTAAAATGTCTTTCATAGCTTTATTTGGATTTAGGGTAGAACTTATTCTTGAGAGCGGTGTAATTCCTTGTAGAGTTCAGATAACTTTGCATTGAGTTGATTCATTGAGAGATCTCTTAATTCTCTGGATTCAGTGCATTTCATAGTATAGATGATTATGAGTAATAAGTATCATCTGCCCAGTTTTCTCCTACGACATCCTGGATGTTTTGGATTTTCTTCTGGGATTGGTAGGAAGTTCTTTCCATTACAGAAGGTATAGCATCCTCCTCCCTCTTCTAAGGGTCTCTGACATTTTGTGCAGATATGGGTTGAATTGGATTTAGGTTTCATGATTAGTATTTTATTTGGATGATTACCCAAGAAACTATCAGTATTACAGCTACCAGGATTATCCATTCCAGTAATGCTTGCAATAATAACTTAAGTGTTTTCATATCCAGCTATCTTTGAGTTACTAGATTGGGTAGTAGCAGCGGATAGAGATGATACCTCCGTGATTGCGGATTACCCATGTTTGTTCGTATTCGAAATAATCCAGAGACTCGTAAATATCGAATACTGATTTCAGTTCTGTATTTGTACCACCAAATATTTCCGTACCCGGAGCCGGTGTGAAGGTGAAAGTATGATGACCACCATACTGATTGTTTCTGGTCTCTATCTTAGTGAGGAGCATACCATATCTCCGGAGAAATTCCCTGAATGTGCATTGGAAATACATTTCGGGGTCTGTCATGCCTTGTCTTTTGCACCATCCGTGAACTTTCTTCAGGAGGTATAAGTAATTGTCTGGTTGTTTTTTCATGGCCTTAATTTATTTAATTAATTATTATCTTATTTCCTATATACAAATATAGCAAATATTTTGTAATTATGCAAATAAATATTGAAGGCCTTTACCAGCGTTCGTCTTCGATAGTGATGCGAATGTGGACATTTTGTTGAGGATGCTCCTTTAACCATCTCTCAATCTCTCCAGCCCTTTCGAGACTGTCGATATAGTCTGGAGCTAAAGCCTTAACTGTTTCATAAGGTAAGCTCCCATCGGGATTTATCCAGGGTTTAGCAGGTGGCTCTTTTACCTGGTTTTTATTCTCGATTACTGCCATAATAACTACAATCAGAACAATGGCAATAGCTAACCACATGAATATGATTAGAGTACTGCCTTCTGAGTTTTTGTCTTGAGTTTTCATGAGACTTTATCTTTTAGTTGAACATTGTGAGCTGACATGAGTTCAGCTTTTGACATGAACTCTTTCATGTGACTCTCTTTAATGAGAGTGAGTACCTTCTCTCCTGTCTTGGTGTTGACCATCATGGTAGGGAGTACCTTAGACATTTTAGGTAATCCATCTTTACCGGGTTCCAAGTCCTCAATTAACTTTATCTCCGTTTCTGGGTCTAACTCCAGTATGTACGGAATCAATTCAAACATTTTCATAGCTTTGACTTTATGATATCCCTGATACCTATTAGTTTTAACTTTTGTTCAGGAGTTAAACCTGGGTCCTTCATTGCTTTGTTGACTTCAATATATAACTCCTGCATCTTTATTCTATAGAGAGGCCCTTTGATATGTTTACATACCCAGTTGTATTCTCTACATATTTTGTTGATTGAACTCATGCCCTGATGGTTATTACTAATCCCAGGTTACAGCTCCCTACCAGTACTTCATCATCCCCGGTAGAGAGAATCTCCTTCAATTGGGTTAATACCCCTCGGAAATTCATCCGAGTTGCTCCTTCTGATTCATGGAACTTAACCAAAAGAGTATGCTTATATGACTGAGGAATGCTGTCCTGGTCATATTTAATCTCTACTTTATAATCGTAGAGTTCCAGCCCAAGTCGAGAATCCAGTTCTTCTACCATTTCAGTGTAAGTGTCCTGGATTGCTTCTTTAATGCAATCTACCTCTTCTTCCCGAATATTTCCCAAGTTATATGATTCCTTGAGACCCGAGAGCATAACCTTTTTATAATCTTTCATAATTGTAGGGTTTTATTTCTTTTTCTTTATACAAATATAGATATAATATTTTTAATATGCAAATAAAACTTCTCGGTATCTATGGGTGGAGATAGGTTCTAGAAACTTTAGTTCCCCTTTGGGTCTAGTTTTCTTAGTAACACAAAAAAGACCTCTAGAAAAGAGGTCTTAATGGTCCTTTATTTATTAGGCCTTAGCTGGTATGAGAACCGGTTTGTAATAGATATCTCCTTCTGGTATGAGAGGATGTTTGAACAGCTCATATTCCAAGGCTGAATTATCAGGAAACTCTACGAGGATACATATACCGGAATATACTTTCCACCCGGGTCTGTCTTTGATATCATCACTGAATAGGCTTATAATATCTATCCGTACTTTGTTCTCCACTGGTTTTGTACCGAACAATTTATTAGTAAAGTTAAGTACTATACCTTTGATAGTGGGGTAATACTTCGGGTCGTACGTTTGGTACATTGAGTGGCAGTAAAGTCTGCTTGCCCGAATTAAAAGGTCTATTTTCTTATTAATGTGCATAGTTATAAAAAGGTTAACGTTACATGATTTTGTCGAATACAAAGTAATTAGTAGCTTCGTTCATAGGAAGATAATGAGTCTTCTCCATAAAGTCTGGTCCGGCTATAGTTATAGCCCTCACGTTGTTTGCTTCATCATCCTCTACATTGAGAATCATACCGATATTTGTATGAGTATCTGCATGGGCTACTCCTAATAGCATTCCGGGACAAATATCATCCATGACTTGCATATCGATATATTGTCCATCTTCTGATATGGTATCTACATATTTACCATTCTCTACATACTGGAATAGATTGCACCAACCTGTGATAGTATGTATCTTTATTTTAGTTGCACAGGCTGATGCGGATAGAGTTACTTTGCTATTAGTGCATAACCAACCCTGACGATTTACTTTTTCATCAGTGAAGACAATATCTTCCTGATAAGGAGGATAAGGTAACCCGAATACTTTAATCTTCTTACCCTCATTGATAAGTTGATTGATTTTGGCTACCACTTTGGTCGCAGTTAAAACTTCTTTCATAGTAGGTGTCTGTGTTATAGATTGAACTGAATTTCTGCTTTATATCCTGGCTCTAAACTCCCTGCCGTAAAGGGTATACCCAAATAATGAGGATATGGATTATGCCAGATGTTGTGGTTAGATAGTTGTTCAGAAGCTTCCTTGATATTATCTTCTCCCGAGATATAGAATCTTATCTCTTCCTCATTGGCCGAAACTACTTTGAGAAACCCTTGTACAGTTATATTAACTGTAACCTCCCGAGCTTTAATTATTAAGTCCATAACCTTTTAATTTTTGTTTATACAAATATAAGAAATTAAATCTAATTTTGCAAATAAAAATCAATGGTTATCTTCGAGTTCTGGGTCTATTTCTTCGTAGTCTATCCCCTCTTCTATTTCTCGTCGGATTTGATGATGGTCTTCTTCAAAGACTTTTAAGGCACCATGGTAGTCTCCTGTTACGCTATCCAATTCGGCCTTCTTGAGAGTTAAGCCCTCTTTATCTCCTCTATTACCCTCTTGTTTTGTTGCAACAACAACTGGTAATTCTTTAAAGTCATACTGATTTTCTACATATTCTAACTCTTTTATACCACCCTTGTCAGCAAGCTCTTTTTGAATCATAGACATGGCTATATCACGGGTTAATACTGGTTCAGACTCACCCGTATTGTTGAATTGATTGTTCTGTTGGTTGAAGATATTTACAGTACCGCCACCAGACACTGCCCGTACTAAACTCTGAAGAGAGGTTGTAGATTGCTGCTTTAATCCTATGGCTTTATTGACTTCTGCAGTTATAAATGGAGCATATCTTCCACCTTGAGAATCCCGAAGTATTTGAACCTGTTGACTTATTTCCATACGGTCTTCCAGTGCCCAGCCTATGCAAGCTCCCATGAGAGAATCAGCAATCTCATCCATCTTGTTACGGTCAAATAAGCCGTTGTCTAGAAACGTTTGTTTCATTTGCATCTGAATAATTGATGGCTCACATTTCAAGAAGTCTGCGAGTTCATTTACTGAATAAACCCTTGACCATAATTTCCCATTGTTAACTATCCAAGTATGGATAACGAACTTGGTCAGATTCTTAAGAGCTTCATCATCTCCAGCATTAGCCTGTAAGGCTAATTGGGTTATACCTAACCCCCTTGGGAATCGTGGAACTATCTTCTGTTCTTTCATGATGTTTGATTTTGGTATCTAATAGTTAATCCTGATAAAATATATAAAAAGGCCCTGTTGTGGCAAGGGCCTTTTGAACTAACTCTTTGATAGTCAGGTTGCTGGATCACCTGAATAGGCTTACCTTCAATTTTGATGAGCTTATTGACAGTTGAAATTCATTTACTTGATTTTCGAACTTAAGCTGGTTACTCAGTGTCAAAAGCCCTGAATATAGCTGGTCTACATGTTTGGGGTAAATTACCTCTATAGTAACTGAATTTAATCTATACTCATAGCTCAGATTTACCTCTTCTTCTCCGGCTGCCTTGTATGATGTCAGAATATTATCCGTTATCATAACAGCCAAGGTTAAAAATGTCCTCATAAAATCTTAGTAACTTTAGAGTCTTGTATTATTAGGATTTACTTCTTTCCCTTTGCTTTAGTAGCCTTTACCTTGCCCTCCTTGGCCAAATTTTGGGCAACTCCGTAGGCAACTACGGCCTCCAATATTGGCCTCATTCTCTTTTCTTTCTCCTTGGCTTCTTTTTGCCTTTCTTCTTCCTCTGCCATAAGTTTAGCTTCTCTTTCCTGGGCCTTTTTACGCCTCTCTTCTATTTCCTCATGAATATTAGGGAATAGGTTTGCCCTGAGAGGTATTACATGAAGGGCAAAGAATGCTGAGAATAATCCATCGGATAAAGGCTCACCTATCTTCTTCTTGGAAATTTGCCAAAACTTATCCTGCTGTTCTTTGATGGCATGCAGGAATTTTTCATAGGTGAACTGCACCTGCATTTTTTTACATGCAGTAATCATGGCCTCAATTCGGTCCTTAAATTCCTGGCCGAATGCCTCCATAAATTTTTCCCGGTTGAAGTTGTAATTGGGTTTATCCAATTTGAACTGTTTTACATACTCTGCAGTTTTCATAGTGTCTCGTTGTTTATAAGTTATTGATTTATTAAGTGTTTTAATGCTGATTCTCTAGTTACCACTTGGAAAAGGTAGCCTATATACCTATCTTCCCAATAAGATAACCAAACTGGGTTAGGAAACCTAAACTTATTCCTTTCCTTTATCGGAATATTTCGAGGCATTCCCGAAATATATAATAAGTGAGGCCCATTAGTATTCTCGATAAATACCGGATGTAACATATTTTCGTCTACCTTAAAATACCCCTTTATGGCATAATCTGGGATATACTGATTTGACCTTATTCCGCAATCGAATGCCAAATCCTCTACCTGATATAATTCAGGATTAATAGGGTATTCTTCTTGGGATTGTACCCCTTCCTGAGATTGAAGGTAGTAGGTTATTTTGGATTTATCAAGCGTTACGCTTTTTACTCTTTCGGGAAACATGGTGCTTATCTTTTAATGGTACATAGTCTTCGATGTCATCCAATCGGTCAGTCACTAAAGCATATACGAATAGCTTAGCAGGACGGAAGAAGAATCTTCTTATATTCCTCTCCGAAATGTAATGGTCGTATATCTTAAAGAATTTTTTCTGATGCCTATGTTTAAGGTTCCGTTGCGTTAGGTATGACCTAAGGACTTCTTTGTGCAATTCTAACAATTCTTTATCTACTTTCTGAATTGCTTTCTCGGGTAAGCCAACAACCATAATCTTTCATATCATTAAAGGGTGATTATACTAAGGGGCCAGAGCCTTAGCCCTGTGCCCCTCTCCTACTATGAAAGATTAGATTGCAACGGATTCCTTGACGAATTGGTTCTTGTACTCCAGGTATTCCTTCTTGGCCTTCTTGTACTCCTTCGAATCCTGGTTCTCGATTCGGAGCATGGCCAGCTCCAGCTGATGAATCTTGTTTCGGACCTGCTGCCGGAACTTCTTCCTGGAGAGTGTATCCTCGCAGTCTGCGGGGTAGATGTACTTGACTTCCCGTTTCGTTACTACCTCCTCGACGAGGTTGGCTTCGACTTTCTCCTGGGTCTTTGAGATGAGCTTGTCCTTCTTGGACTTTTTCTTTTTCTTTTCTTCGGCCACCGGTGCTGTAGCTTCTTCCTTTTTCTTGCCCTTTTTCAGAGCCTCCTTGGATTTCTCCACCTTTTCAGCCTTCTCCTCGATGAGGTTGTTGATGCCTTCGACCAAATCGGTCTTTTCCAGTTTCTGAGCCTTGTTGTTCTTGTTCTTTTTCATGGCTTACAATGTTAAAGGTTTGACATTAAATTAAAATTGTTATTATCTTTATTTCCTAATGCAAATATAGGGGAACTTTTCTATATTTGCAAATATTTTTATCATTTTCTTTGAGGTTGTGTTCTTGGCTTCTGGTGTGTTAACCTCTTATAGTTTTTCTCCTTTATTGTTTATGCAAATATAGATATAAAAATCAACCTCTGCAAATTATTTCACTAATTCTTTAGAGGTTCGTTTATGGTACAGGTAATCTCAAGGTATTCTAAGCATTGAGCCTGTTTTCTATACATGTTAACATAGACATTTTGTCTGAATCCGTCATCTTGAATCTCTACGGATTTAACCCGAGATTCAGGGCCCATAAGCTCATTATAGGTTTCAGCTACGGTTGATGGCTTCATTTCTCGGATAATTTTTTGAGAACCTTCTTGAATTTAGCCATGTAATAACAGTCTTTGGTAGGGCATTTACCGTCAGGTGTAATATTTTCATTGGCACCACACTTGGTCATGCCCGTTGCTTTGTAAGGACAACACTTACGATGTGCTGCACATGCAGCCTTAAATTCTACTGTACTCATCTCTGTATTTCTATTACACCACCTTCAGGATTAACTACCAATAATATCTTGGTGCCATCGGCCTTGGTTAAATAATATCCATAGGCCTTTATTTCATTGTGAAGACCTTTGAACAATATCTCGTAGTCTACATGCTGAGTTTTTAACAGCTTTATATCAGCTGCCTTTGCTTTTTTTATACACCCTATAGTAAACCCGGCTATAATGAGAAGGATAGCAACTGCTATCATTACTTTTACCATTATGACTATGGCTCTCACTGGATTATTCATAATATTCTTTTACTTTGGTTAAACGGCATTTGAATTTGAACGGCATTACATAGTCTCCCCACCACCCCGATAGAGGTAAAATACACCCGATAATGGCATAGTAGTAGAAAGTTTTTGCAACAAATTGCTGTTTCTCATCGTCCCAAAAAGTATCTACTCTAGCATCTTCATCTGTTGCAGGGTCTACATATACCCAGTGATATGACAACCTGATAAATAACCATTGTAGTATCAGGATGTTTATCCATCCAAGGATAGTCATACCAAATACTTTCTTCCATACCCAGCTGTTTGTTTGCTTTACTTTTTTTCCCATAATCCGTATGTTGGTTGAATGTTTTTAAGTCGATGATATATGTCCAGAGTTTTCCATATTGACTCTGCTTGTTTTATTACTACATCCTTTGCCTCCCGATGAGTACTAAAGGTATTCCATAATTCCGGAGTGTAGTTGAGACATTCCATACATTCAGGTTCTCCCTGCACATGTTTTACCCTTATGTAGAAATAAACCTCTCGGTCTATTATGTGACCAATACGTTCCCCCTCGAATAGAATCTGAGCTTTTGGTTTGAAGTCGAATACATTTTTACTTCTGGTACCGTGAACGTATTTGTTTACTTTGAATCTTACTATCCCTGCCATATCAATCCATGTTTCTTTCAAAGTATTCGTAGAAGTCCGCATCCTCAGTTAACTGGTCCAGTAATTCCTCTACATCCATATCCAAGTATACTGATGCCCCTGATACTTGTAAAGTTATCCCAGAACCATAACTGCCAGAAGACCCATGAAGTTTTAACTCCTTGGGCCTTTCTCCGGTATATTCATCTCGATAATGAATAATACCTTTAGAGTAATCATAACTCTTTACCTCGGATAAATGCCTGGATTCATCCCAGTTTTTCCAGTGAGGAGTTGCATCAGGAGTGGGTGGAACTGTTTTACCATCCCACAGTATGCAGACTACGCAGAAGGCTGATACTCCTATTACCATCCTCTTTGCAGCTTCCCAAAGGGTCTTGGCCTCATCTGGTTCTCCGTCTGGTGTGTAATATCTTTTCATAGTTTCAAATTGAATATCCAACAAATAAAACCGAATATTAACAATACTATTGAAGCCGTACCATACAATATAAATAGGGGTTTAGCGGCTTCCCACATAGGGTCTCTCTCTTTCATAATCTTTTTCCGGCATACTTATTCCGGATTCTTTTTTCAAATGATTTACCTACTGATTCTCCATTTTGGATATCCTCTTTGAACATCCTGAAGTCGAACTCTGATACCGAGTTGTATTGGTATACCTTTTCTCCTTTGAAGGTAATGGTGATATCTCGGGTTTCATCATCCATCACTACCTTCATAATTCTGGATGACCCCGTAATTTCAAATGTCTTTTTCATCATTACTGTCTTTTAAGCTCAAAAGTGTTAAGTCCCATAGCTACCACATTATTTTCTTTCCTGAGTGCTTGACAGGTAAAGAAAATATCCCAGAGAGTGAAGACAGAATCAGAACTCATTTCCATCAAGTCCTCTTCCATCATATAGAGTGTACTCATTATGGTATTAAACCACCTGTTATTTAACCCCTTTACCAGCATGGTTTCAATATCTTCATACCTATTGTTAAAGGTATCTCCCTGAACCCTTTGAAAGGCAGCTATATATTCCCTGGCCATGGATTCCACCGCTTCTAGAGAAGTCCCATAGCAGGGGAATATAATTTTCCATTTATCTAAGCTCTTATCCTCTAAAAGGGATTCCAGCGCCTGAATATGCACATCCATAATCTGATTCCATATTTCCTGGGCAGATAATCGCCTTTGCAATTTCAGTTTGATACAACCTCGGTTTATTTTCATTTTAATCCTCGTTATAGATATACAGAATCTGATGGTTCCTATCTAACTCCTTTTCCAAATACTCCCAATGAGTATTGTGGTCTATATGGATATTGACCCTATAATCATCCATTTCTTTGGGTAATAAATCCAGATAATCTTTCAAATCCTTTACAGTAGTGAATTTTGGTTGTCCCATACTTATTTTATTTCGTTATGCAAATATAATAATTATTATTATAATATGCAAATCAATTTCAGTGGTGTTGTATAGGTTAGTTCAACAAAGAACCCCGAATCTATATTAGGTTCGGGGTAAGAGGTTTCATAAACGATTGCCTATCGGGTTAATCCTCCTCTTTCTTTGTCTTCTTTTTCTTCTTTTTCTTCTTGTCCTTGCCTTCTTTCGAAGGTTTGTCGGCCTTCTTTTCCTTGGCCGACTCTTCTTTCTTGGGAGCAGCCGCCGGAGCACCTGATGCCAACTCTGCAGCATACTTCTTGCCCTCGGCCTCGGCCTTCTCTTTGGACATGGTCTTCAGAAGAGTACGCATCTTCTGACGGTACTTTTTCTTCTGGTCAGAGGTCATCTCCTTGCCATCTACCATTGGGTAGTCGTAGGCATTGGGAGTGCTGGTGACCTTTTCCTTCTTGGGATGAGCCTCGGGCTTCTGGTTTTTCTTTGCCTTCTCTATGGCCTTCTCTTCCGTAGCTGCCCGAGCCTTTTTGTTCCCGAGATTGATGATGTCTATCCAAGCCTGGATTTTCTTTCCATGCTTCTTATGGCCTGTCCAATCTTTCTTGGGGTCGAGATTGTTCTCTTCCATATAGGCCAGCATTTCTTTCTGAGCCCGGCGTGCTTTCTTTGCGGCCAGGTCTTTCTTGCTGATGTCTTTTGCCATTGTTGTTGAGTTGATTAAATGAAAACTGGTTTGAATTACCTTTGCATGTTTATAGTTTGGTTAGGGAGTTTTTGGTCTGTACTTCCTTTATCTCTGAGATGATTATTTCCATCCCCTGAAGATTTGCCATCAACTTAAGATGGGCAACTGCATCATCCTGAGAGATATTAGTGTATACAATTCTGTACCTTTCACCAGAGTCTTTGTTTTCAAAAGTTATGGTTAAGATGTTCCCATTGGCCAAATCTTCTATGCGCTTTGCCAAAGATTTTACCTTACCTATTTTTAGGGTTTTATCCTTGATTAAAGCTTGCCTTTTACCGGGAGACAGTCCAGGCATGGATAACCTTGTATCTATATCCTGAACCATTTTGGTTAGCTCTTTAATCCGATATATCAACCCTTTGACTGAGGAGTTAAATTGTCCCATTGAGGTCTTTGAATAGTGGTGTCACTTCCTATTTTCTGAGCATATTTATCAATCAATTCTTCCGTTCTAGAGATAATATACTCTGTCATCATTCTATTTTCTTCAGAGATATCTTTTTCTTCCTCTAGTAGCAGCTGATATGATTGTAGCTGATTACATAATGCCAGATATATAATGCTGTCGTCGTCTTGCATATACCTATACAAAGTGGGGAGGCCCACCCTTAAACCTTCGGATGGCCTCCCCTGTATGACTCAAGTTTTTGATGTACGTGGGATTAGGTGCTCAGGACCTATTCCTCATCGTCTTCATCTTCCTCGTCATCCTCAGCTTCGGCTGCTTTCCCTTTCTTGCCCATACCGGGTACCTTGGGGACCAGAGTGCCGTGCTCTTTCTTGGATTTAACCGATACCCCCGGAATGGTGGCATTCGAGACGGCAATCACTTTGCCATCCTTGTCGGTTACGACCGAGGTGATGAGGACTCCGTACTTCCGGACGTTCATAGCGAAGGTCTTTGCAACGTTGCCACCGCCCAGGTCGATGATATCGCACTGTTTGCTGTTGGGTCGCTGACCAGGTGCCCGGTTCTTGAGTCGCTCCTT